AAGATCTCGGCGTCTGGGTAGAAATCGGTTAACCGAGGAGAGAACCATGGATCTGACATCCGCCAATTTGCAACGTGTTTTCAACGGGTATAAAACCCATTTTCAGCAGGGTTTCGACTCTCTGGGAGAGAATGGTGCGTTATACGAACAGTTCTGCACGGTGGTGCCCTCCACGGCGGCAGTCGAAGTGTACCCTTTCCTAAAGTCGCTGCCGCGTATGCGCGAATGGCTCGGCGATCGCGTGATCCACTCGCTGGAGGGTGGTGAATTCTCGATTCGCAACCGTAAGTTCGAACTGACCGAGGGGGTTAATCGAGACGCCATCGACGATGACACCTACGGTCTCTACAGTCCTGTGTTCAATGAATTCGGTCGCTCCAGTCGTGAGCACCCCAATGAGCTGGCCGTTGAAGTGTTGGAGGGCAACCCGGTTGGTTTCGACAAGCAGCCGTTGTTCGATACCGACCATCCGGTGCGCGATGCGAACGGGGCCGAACAGTCTGTCTCCAACGATATGGGGGGTAGCGGGTCGGCCTGGTATGTAATGGATCTCAGCCGCGCCATTCACCCGGTGGTTTTCCAGCGTCGTCGCGACTACACCTTCCGCGCCATCACTGATCTGACCGACAGCGAAGTGTTCATGAAGGACCAGTTCCTGTTCGGTGTTGATGCCCGCGTCAACGCTGGTCCAGGACTCTGGATGTTGGCGGTGCGCTCTAAGCAGACCTTTAATGCCACCAACTACAAGGCAGCCCGCGAGGCGCTGCAAAAGATGAAGGGTGACTACGGTCGTCCGCTGGCCTTACGACATACCCACACCATGGTGCCGGCCAACATGGAGGGTGCTGCTCGCAAGGTGGTGCAGAACCTGCTGGCATCCGGTGGCGAGACTAATGAGTGGGCCAACACCAGTCAGCTGATCCTCAACCCCTGGCTGACGACCAGCTAACCCTCGAACGGGCGGCTTGGTCGTCCGTTTCTTAACCCAGGAGGAGCAATGAAATGTCTATCCGTATTACAAGTTCTGTGCCGGGTTTTCGTCGTGCAGGCATGGCCCATTCCGCAGGCCCTGTTACACACCCTGACGGCACGTTCAGCGATGCACAGTTGGCCCAGCTGCAGGCCGAACCGCGCCTGGTGGTCGAGATCATGGACGATGTTGCGCAGAGCGATAACACATCGTCAACTGCTGGTCAGCCGCAGAAAGGGGGGCTGGACAATGACCTACTGGCAGAGCTTGTAACCCACATTGAGGGGCTGGATCGGGAAAACGCCGAGCTTTGGACCAAGGACGGGTTACCCAAAGCGTCCAGCTTCCCCAAAGGTATATCCGCTGATGAGCGAGAAGCGGCCTGGAGTGCCTTTACCGAACAACTCGACGGTGCTGACTAATGCCTTATTGCACTCGCAGTAACCTGGAGGACCGTTTTGGTGCCGATGTAATGGAAGAACTGGCAGCGGGAAATGATAGCACGGTGGATGAAGCCATCATGGATGCTGATAGCCTGATCGACAGCTATATCGGTGCCCGCTATGCATTGCCTTTGGTCAGCATACCCCCGGTTCTGGTCTCTACGGCCCGCAATATCGTGCGTTACAACTTGGACATTGATCCCGGTGAATCGATCAGCAAGCGTCACAGCGAAGCGTTGAAGTTCCTGGAAGCCTTGGCGCACGGACGCGCCACTTTGGGTATTCCCCAGGCATCGGAACCCACCAGCCTGGATACCGCAGAGTTTCAGTCGGATGGTCACGTTTTTCGCCGATCTGATAGCAAAGGCTTCATCTGATGTTGAATGAGATTCAGGCACGTATTCAGGCCATCACCGACAGCGGCATTGATGACATCGGCACGGCGCTGGGTATGGCGAGTGTGATGAATCGAAAAGCCCGGCGGCAGCTGGAAGTGTTCGTGGTTCGAGTGGCTGAGCGGCCTCAGAGTAACCAACGTAAAAGCGGACCCGCACTCCAGTTGGTGGTGGACCGTGTTGGCGTGATCTTTGCGGTGCGCTGTTTGAATGATCCTGACACCAACAAAGCTGAGCAGCTGCTGGAGGACGTCCGCAAAAAAGTTCGGAAGCACCTGTTTGGTTGGAAACCTGAATCTGCACATATGCCATTGCAGCTCGGTCCGGGCGATCTCGTCAAAATGGATAAGGGCCAGGTGTGGTGGATGGATCAATTTGTAACCAGTCATTATGAGGAGGCGAATGCCAATGGCTAAATCAGAAACCCCTAAAAAAAGCCAAGAGCAACCACAAGCCGGTGGTCGCTACTTTCGAGATCCAGACACCGGAACACTAAAACGCCAGGCGCATACCAAGCCGCGCCCAGCTAAACAAAAAAACAAGCAAGCCAAAGAGGGAGCTGAATAATGCGACTCTATGAACAGAACCAGCTAGTGCTGGCCAAACCCGAAGGCAGCTATGGCGATGACTCGGCACCTGTCGCGGCCAATGCGATGCTGGCGTCCAGTATCAAGGTTAACCCACTGGAAGGGGATGTTGCCAAACGTAATAACTTCACCGGTTTTATGGGTAACCAGGGATCTATCCGCACCAGTCAGTACGTCACAGTCGAACTGGAAGTTGAATTGGGCGGCTCGGGTACCAAGGATTTGCCACCCGCCTATGGGGTGCTGTATCGCGCCTGTTCTTGGGCGGAGGTCATTACCGCCACCACCCAAGTGGATTACAGCCTGGTCAGCACCGGCTTTGAATCAGTCTCTCTTTATTACTATGCCGACAAAGCGCTACATAAGGTTTTGGGCACCTATGGCAGCATGAGCTTCAAACTGGGTGCTAACGGCATTCCCATGGCGGTCTTTAAGTTGCTGGGGTTATATGTCAAACCGACCCATGCGGCCAGCCCTCCTGCGGGTGATTTTAGCGGCTTTAAACTGCCACTGGCCGTCACCGATGCCACCGTCACCACCTGCACTTTCTTCGGGCAGACCGTGAACATGAGCGATCTCACCGTGGATAGCGGTGTGAATGCCGAGTTTGTCGCTGTCATCAACAATGAAGGGGTGGATATCACTGGGCGCGCCGCCAATGTCAATATCACCTTTGAAGAACCTGAGATCACTTCCATCAATTTCTTCGACTTGGCCCAACGCAGTCAATACGGTGCGTTGGCCTATCAGCTCGGTACTGATGTGATCGATGAAGGCAATATCTTTGAATGCAATGTCCCGCAGATTCAGATCAGTAGTGTTGATCGGACCTACAACAAAGGTATCGCTCATCTACAGATTCAGGGTGATGTTGTTCCGGCCACCAAAAACAGCGATTTCACTTTTATTCACCGTTAAAGCGGTAATGAAACGGTTTAAACCCACGTTAACAGGACTTTAAAACGATGTTGAAACTCAATACCACCCGTAGCTATCCCTTCCCCGTGACCGTGCATTACTACGATGAAAATGGCCGGGCACAACAAGGTAAATTTAACGCCCAGTTTAAGGTTGTCCCGGCTGATCAGCTGCAAGACGATGAAAACGCCGATAAGAGGTTGTTGGATATCGTGTTGCTGGGAGTCGACAAGCTGGAGCTGGTTGACGTAGATAATAATGTCCTGGAAGGCGATGCTTTGTTGGATGCCTGTAAAAATGATCCATCAATCTCGACAGCCCTGGTTAATGCCTACCACGCATCCATCGCAAAAAAGAACCGCGCCAGAACCTAATCGATGCCACCTTGGCACTCATCCAGCCTCGCTCACAAGTGGACCGGTCTCAATTACAGGAGCAGTTGCAGTACTTTCGCATGGATGCGAAGGCCATCACGGCACTTTTTGAAGACCAAGCACCTGAGCCTACAGAGTTTCCGGTTTTGCCCGAAAACTGGGATGCGTGCCAGCTGTATCTGGCGGTACAGACCCAGTGGCGAACAAGCCCCGTGGGCGGCCTGATCGGATTGGATTACAACGCCGTGGATGTCGTGTTTCGGCGTCGACGTTTCAAGGATAGCCCTGTGCTCTTTGAACAATTGCAGTTGATGGAGCGGACTACTCTGGACGCCTGGGAAAAGCGGAGCCGCAAATAGCCTGATGAACGATTTAACCCTTGCCATCAAACTCACTGCCGACGGGCGTATTCTCAAAGGAGAAGTGCGCGCCAGTCGTGACGAGTTTGAAAAGCTGAATCGAGAACTGGGTAACAGTAAAAGCGCCAGCCGCAAAGCTCAAACAGGTCTGGATCGAACAACAAAAAGCGCTAAGGGCCTGAGGCACGAGACGGACAGTCTTGGAAGTAGTCTCAAGAAAGTGGGTGCGATTGCGGCTGGAGCCTGGGCAGCGCTGCAGATCGGTAATCAAACCCAGAAATTAGTTGCCACCGTGGCTCAGTACCAGAATATGGAGCTGCGATTAGAAAACCTCAGTGGCACAGCCGCCGCCTATGCTGAAAATGAAGCCTATTTAATCGAACTGGCCGATCAACACCATAAGTCACTCTTCACTCTGGGCGATTCCTATACCCGTATCCTGGCGTTGGAAAAGGCCAGCATCCTTACCCGGCAGGAAGGTCGCCAGATATTGGACGGCATGTCCAATGCGGCCAGCTCCCTGGGTGCCAGCAATGCACAATTGGAACAATCTCTATTCGGAATGGCCCAGGGCTTTAGTGCAGGTACACTTCGGGCCGAAGAACTAAACCAGGTGACCGAACCGTTGCCAGGGCTCCTGCAAGAATTAGATCGTGCCGCCGGGGTAACCAGCGGTGGGTTTCGACGGCTGGTCAATGATGGCGAAGTCACCAGTGCCATGTTTAAGGAAACGCTGGTTAAAGCACTGGAAGCTTACCAGGGAGCAGCAGCGGCCACCGCCGATAATCTCACCGCCAAATATCAAGATATCGGAAATGCCTATATCCAGCTGGCGGCAGAGCTGGAAAAACCAATCTCCGATGCCCTGACGCCGGTGTTGGATGGAATGGTCACCAGCCTGAAATTTGTTACGGAAAATAGCGCCCAGGTCCTCACCGGCCTCAAAGCCCTGGGAGTTGGCTTCGGTGTCTATGTACTGGCAAAAACTTTTGGTCTGACTCTGAAAAGTCTGACTGCTGGTCTTTACGGAAATGTGAGAGCATTAGCATCCACCCAGATCCAGACCAATGCTTATGGCCAGGTGTTGGCTAGAACCACAGTACTAACCCGAACAGCTTCAGCCGCTACGGGCGTTTTACGGACGGGTCTGGCTTTTTTGGCCGGTCCTGCGGGAATTGCCATTATGGCGGGTGCTGCTCTGTTCGCCTTTTCTGGCGATGCCGATATCGCTACAGAAAGCGCTGATGAGCTGGCTATTAAACTGGCTCAAGCGACTGGTGATATGAAAGCACTGGATCACGCCACTCGCACCAAAAATCTCAATGATTACCGTTTGCAGCTGAAAAGCCTGGGTGAGGAGGTGAAATCCAAGCTCTCCTTTTTTGGCGGGATTGCTGACAATTTACGAAAGATAGGAGGCGCTGATGTCCAAGGGGAGTTTTCTGAGTTAGGTCGTCAGATTGCACTGCTGACCGAGTTAATCAAGCAGGAAGAAAAGGCGCTGGCAGAACTCAATGACACTCAAAATGAGACCAATGATGGACAGTCAACGGGGAGTGATACGGCTGGGGCTTTATCCAAAGCTCAAAAGAAACTGATTGACCTGTACCAGCCCGCCCAAAGCAAACTTGAAAAATATAATGAAGCCCAGCAACAACTTCAGGCCCTACTAAAAGAACACCCTGAAGCTCTGGACGATATCAGTGCAGCCCTGGCTAACCTGGGCACTCTGATTGATGAAGAAAATCAGCGAATCCGTGATCAAGCCGATGCAGAAGAAACACTCCTGGAAGCGATGGAGCGTGAATATGAGCTGATGCAGATGGGAGAACGCCAGCGCTACATCCAGATACAACTTCGTAAAGCCGATAAAGACACCACGGATGATCAGAAGGTAGCCATCGCGGAACTAGCCGGGAAAATGTACGACCTGGAAGTGGCTCAACGAGCGGCGACTGCAGCCGCCAAAGCATCAGAAAAACAAGCCAATCCCTGGGCCGATGCCTGGAAGGAAGCAGGCAACCGGGTCGACGAAACCTTTGCGGATATCTGGACCGGTGCATTTGATAGTTTTGAGGACTTTGGTAATAGATTGCTGGACGGTTTTAAAGCGATGCTAGCAGAGATGGCCCACCTGGCATTAACCCGGCCTATTATCGTGCCAATTATGAACAGTATTGGCCAGGCCGCAGGACTACCGGTGGAGGGCGTGACTGATGTTGCCGGTGGTTTTGATACATCGCTAACGAATCTCAGCAATCTATTCACTGGCAATAGTATTGGTGCTGGCATTGAATCGGCGGGGAACTGGTTAGCCAATACCACGGGCATTGGTGCTAACGGTTCGGCAGGACTGATGAACAACGTTGCCGCCATTAAAAACGGCGACATGATGATGACCACCAACGGCGGAGCCTTTTCCGGTGCGGGTCAGTATTCGAATATGTCCTATGGATTGGCCAGCATTGCCGGTTCATTCGTCGGTGACATGTTTGGTAATAAGAATGGCCAATATGGTTCTACCGGGGGATCACTGGGCGCAACTATAGGCATGTCATTTGGCCCCATTGGAGCGGCCATAGGTGCTGTGCTCGGAGGTCTAGTTGGAAGCTTTATCGGTCCAGGAGAGAAAAACCCATCGGCTCGGTTTGCCCAAGGAACATCACCCGACGAGTTTAATTTTGGCACCAGAGCGTCAGAGTTCGGTCTTTTTGGTCTGACTGATCATGACGATATGGGCGATTCTATCCTGCAGCCCCTGGATGACCTGATGACATCAATGATGGTGCTAGACAACACAATTGCAGGCACTCGCACAGCAGAACAGATTGACGGCATTAAATCGGCACTGGACGGGTTTATTGTCACGGACTACACCCGGATATTTGAGGAACGCATCGGCATTATCAATCAGGCCAGTGACTCGGCGTTCTCTGACATGATAGCCCAGATTGCAGACCCGGATCAGATGGCATTGATGTTAATTCAGAGCCTGCAGCTCGACTCAATAATGCAATCGTTCAACGATCAAATTCAGTCAGATGTTGTAGCGCATCTCGGAGCATTTGCTGGCACTGATAGTTTCCAGACAGCCATGGATAACATGACTCAAGGACTGGCGGCGCTAGAGGTGCTCACCGGTTCCATCACCACACTCAATCTCAATTTTGATGACACCGCAGCCGGTGCTATTCATGCAGCGAATGAATTAGGTGTGTTGGTGGGCGGTTTTCAAAATCTCGCCACCGCTCAGCAAAATTACTATGCCCGGTTTTTCACTGATGCAGAAAAACACGCTGATTTAACCGATCAGCTCGGTGATCTCTTTGCCGCCCTTAATCTCTCCTTACCTACATCAAAAGAAGGCTTTCGCGCCTTGGTGGAAGCACAGGATCTGAATACCCAATCAGGCCTTCAGACCTATGGGGCTTTATTATCATTGGCCTCCACTACCGATCAGTATCTGCAGTCCTTGGAGCAACAAAGCCAAGCCACTCAGAAGGCAACCACGGCAGAATCTAACCTCAAAGAAGCACGCTCAGGATTAATCTCCGCCCTTAAGAATGAGATTGATGGTCAGCAAAATTTGCTTGATGGACTGCAATCTGAAATGGAACGAACCAAAGCGGCGTATCAAGGGGTGTTGACCGATAATCTCAATGCCCTGGTCAACACTGAAGCCCAAATGCGCGATGCGATCAGCTCAACACGAGAGACCTATGTTAATTCTATTCGGGCTGAGATGGGGACCATCAACGAGCAAATTAATGCTCACCAGCGGGCACGAGATGAGGCGCAGCGTACCGCCAAACAATGGCGTGATACGT